TAGCCTGAGGCGTGAGGCGTAGCCTGAGGCGTGAGGCGTAGCCTGAGGCGTGAGGCGTAGCCTGAGGCGTGAGGCGTAGCCTGAGGCGTGAGGCGTAGCCTGAGGCGTGAGGCGTAGCCTGAGGCGTGAGGCGTAGCCTGAGGCGTAAAAGCAGGAGGGCAGGAGGGCAGTTTTATTGAGACTGAGACTCAATATCGCTGAGATTGGGTCTCAATATCATGGGATTGGGTCGCATTAGTATTGAGACTGAGACCTATTCCCAGTATCAATAGGACACCTCTTATTGAGATTAGGGGGTCCTAGCAAGTTCCCGCCGCGCGAGGTTTCTGCGTTTCCAGTATTTGAGGCCCCAATGATATTATGAATCCGTTTATTATGCCCACTACAATCATTTCCAATTGACCGACCGCCCAAAGAACCTATGAACAACGCCAAAACCGCCCAAGTCTACGGAGTATCAGTCCCAACCATTTCCCGATGGAATCGCGTCGGAGTCGAATCCGGCCAAGCTCCCCCATATGGGGATCCAGAGCACATGATCGCGTGGTATGAGGAGATGCTGGCTCTAGGGCATTTCGAGAAGGGTGTTCCAGCTACACTCCATGCCGCAGCCAATCGGGTTCGGGCCGCAATGCCGCGAGACCAAGACGATCCCGATCAATCGACTGACGATATGCAGGTAATGCTGGCTCGGATTCAGTCCGGCGAGTCCACGTTTGATTACGCTGATGGAGTGAAGATCGCGGAACGGAACATTCAGGTGCTGGACTTCTTGTTGATCGACGCAATCAAGAAAAACAACATTACCAATATCGGACTCATTCGAAAGCAACTCAGTGAAGCCGGGGACAGTTACCGATCACTCATGAAGGACCGGGGTAGAATCCAAGCGGATGCCGGTGAGACGTTGCCAAAGCATGAGGTTCGGGCCGCAATGCTGGAGATCCATGGAAACATCGTCAAAAGGTTCCGGCAAGGGATCAAGGCTGCATTTCCGTCTATTGAGGAACACGGCAAGTCGCAAGAGGAGTGGAATCTGTTCTCTGAGAAACTTGTAGATTCCATTTGCGCTGGGCTAAATTCCACGCACTTTGCCACCACCTGAAAATTATGAACTTATTTCCATATCAAGCTGACGTTGTTGATCGGTTCCGCTTGGAGATGGAATGCCATAAGCGAATCGTCGTAGCTTGCCCAACCGGCTCCGGCAAAACCGTTGTTGCGCTGCACGGGATACTTCCGCTTCTTCCCGGCCCGGTTCTGTGGATTACTCATCGCCGGGAGTTGGCGAGGCAGATTGCCAATTACGGCATGGATATTGATGCCGTCATGATCCAAGGCGGAATGCCAGAAAAGCATTATTCCTCGGTCATTATTGATGAAGCCCATCACGCCTGCGCCGGTCAATACGAGTGGATATTTGAGAAATATTCGGATTCTTATGTTGTAGCACTGACCGCAACCCCTTACCGGATGGACGGCAAAGGGCTTGGGGAATGCGGCTTCTCCAGCATCATTACTGGGCCGGATATTTTCTCGCTTACCCAGTCCGGGAATCTGTGTGAGTCGGTGACGTTGGTGCCTAATTCGGAAGAGATTGGGGCATGGGAGCCGGAAGATGCGGCTCAGATCATCAGTAAAACCGCGTTCAACAAAGCACTGGTTTACGGAAGGTCCGTAAGCGATTGCGAAGAAATGGCCAAGCACTTGATGGCAGTAGGAATTTCCGCAGAAAGCATTGATGGATCAATGGGGTTTGTGGAAAGAGATCAGATCAGCGAAAGATTCACCTCCGGGGCAACCAAGGTTCTGTGCAATCACACTATTTTCACGGAAGGCAACGACATCCCCGGAGTTGATTGCGTCGTTCTGAACCGTTTCACTCACAGCCGATCCCTCTGGAAGCAGATGGTAGGCAGGGGGCTTAGAACCGCTCCCGGCAAAAGCATCTGCACCATCCTCGACCTTGCCGGAAACGGATGCCGCCACCGCTCCATCTACGATCAGGAGGTATTTGACCTCAATGGGCGCGTCCTGAACACAATTTCCCGCGAATGCCCTAAAGCGTCTGCGGAAAACGAAGACTACGAATACAACCAACCACAAGAACTGAAAATATGGAAACCAGCACCCAAGCCAATAGTGATCTTAGAGAGCTTACTAAGACTGAAATCGAAATCGCCTATGCGCAGATTATTGATCGCATGACGAGGGCAATTAAGGCAGCGGATGAAAGCCATCGGATTAATGGCGAATTGGAAGAAAAGGCAACACTGCAAGGATTAGAGGAATGGGACGAGTTTGATGATTATAAAGCACTCAGGGAAAAATACGATATTCCTGAAGGAGTCTTTATTTTTATGGATGAATCAATGGAGTTGATGACACTTAAGGATAAGGGCGTTAAAGACCTTGTAAAGCATTGGGTTTCCGGCACACTGAGTGATATCGAATGCACTCACGCTATATTCTGGATGGATGAATTAGATGAAATTGATTGGGGGTGGGTGTTTATGGAGCAGCCCATCAACTTCTACGACATCGACAAAGCAGGCAAGTATTGGAGCCATCAAGAAGCCCGCGTAGAGTTTCGTAAAATCGGGACACGCAAAAACAAGCCGCACAGGAAAGCAAAATTCAAGGCTTACCCAAACTGCTCTGATATTGTAGCGTCAATTGGCTGCGATATGTAATCAATCAAACGCATGAGCACCGCCAAAGACTTCCTAATCGACTGCCTCCGGGCACCCTACAGTCCGCGAGAAACCCGACCCATCGCAACCTGGGCGCGTGAAAACATCGTCATTGATGCCGGAGAGAACCGACTGATGGCTGGAACTCCATACGACATCAAGCTAACCCCCTACAACGAGACGGTTTTTGATTTCCTGCAATGCCCATGGACCCGCGAACTAATCATCGCCAAATCATCGCAGATCGGACTGACGCTTGCCGTGTATGTTGGAATGGCTTGGTTGATTAAGCACCGGCCCGGCCCTATGCTCTATTGTGCTAGGGACATCCAAGCTGTTCGGGAACTAGGCAAAAGGCGACTGGTCCCGGTGTTGCGGCAGATCGACAAGACAACGGAAGGGGAACTGGACGAGCGCGACCAGACCTGCGTGACCAAGTCGGTAAACGGCGTAATCTTGCGGCTTGTAGGGGCGCAGTCCGCAGCAGGGATGGTTTCTTGGCCTGCCAGTTATGTGTTTGGTGATGAATTTGAAACGCATCCAGTTCTGCCGGAAGGAACTACTGGCGACCTGATGAGGGCGCGGTGTAAGGGAGACCCAGAAAGCAAGGTTCTCTACTTCTCGAAGCTTCAGGACGAACCGAAATACGAGACAGACAAGATCACCAAGAAGCCAAAGATCACGACAGCAGACGGCACCCGGTGTTGCGATGAATACTACAGCGGGACGCAAGAGAAGTATCACGTTCCCTGTCCGCATTGTGACTACAAGCAAGAGTTGGTTTGGGATCAGATGAAACTAGATCCGTCTGCGATTGTATCGGAGCCGGGTAAGCTCCCGCTGGAATACGACTCGCTCAAGGTGCTGGAATCCACCTACTACGAATGCAAAGCCTGCAAGGGTCGTATAGTGGACAAGCACAAGCACAAGATGGTGCCGCAGGGGGAATGGATTCCAACGCCAACAGAGCAGCGAAAAGGACCATACAAGACCGCTTACCCATACCGCCGATCCGTCCACATCTCAGATCTTTATTGCTTCCTGTTTTCCTCGGTCAAATGGGGCAACCTAATGCTGAAATGGATTGAGGCGCAGGGGGACGATGAAAAACTAGGCGCATTCTACAATGACCACCTTGGACTGCCCCGGCCAGAACGTAAATCAGCAGGCCGCGTAGAACTTGCCGCTATCGACCGCCTCATATCCGATTACCCTCGGCTGCAATGCTACGATTCAGGCCGACGTTGGCAAGGCGCACAAGTCCCGCTCACGTTCGACCCGCTTTTCATTGGCATAACCATCGACAAGCAAGACGGTTACTTAAAATACGTAATCAGTGCCTTTATGGCAAATGGGGAACCGCACATTCTGGATTACGGGGTGCTGGCAAACGAGGACGACATAACCTTCCTGCTCCAGAATTTCATAGTAAAATCCAAATCGGGCGATGATTATCGGATCTACTGCGGACTGTTCGACTCCGGTTTCCGCCGGTCCAAGGTCATCGAATACTGCTGGGAGATTCGCGGCTTGATCCCTTACTTCGCTCCGGCCCGTGGAGTTCAGCGGGTGCAGTCGAGAGCGTCGATCTGGGTTACGGAGGACAAGAGCATCCCGAACGCAGCAGTCAGCATCGTAAACTTTGACTCTCAGGCTTGGGAAGATGACCTATACAGGCGCAGAATCATTGAGTTTGATCCGAAAAAGCCTAAGAGGCGTTATCCTCGGATTCATTTACCTTTGGACGTTTGTGATGATTTTAAGTCTGAGTTATCTAATGCGCATCAGGTCGAGGAGACAATCAAGGGAAGGCAATTAGGGACTTGGATCTGGCAAAAGGCAAAGCATCATGAGCCAAACGATTACGGAGACTGTGTAAAAATGGCTTTACTTTTGTGGGTTCTGCACGCGCCGGATGAGACTCCAGATGAGCCTGTGGCGGAGGATTGACTCGCCCTATAGATGATGAGAGAAAGTATCATCCCAGCCATTGTGGCGTCATTCTCGCGCCGTCATACACTGGCAGAGCTTGATACTGCCATTGCTCAACTTGCAGAGGCATTCCTGACCTCGCAATTTAGCAACATCTCTGTCTTGGGGATGTCTACCGGCCAAAATGGAGACCGGGCCGATCTCATTCTTCAAACACTTGAAGCCGCCCGTCAAATGAAGGTTGAGGCAGATCCCACAACCGGAGACGCGGCGGCAGCAATCGCTTTGGATGCCAAGACTCCACTCGGGGTCAATTTTGATTTTAGTCCACGCCAAATCGAATAAGTATGTCCAAGCGCAAACGCCACAAATTACTTCCCTCGCAATCTGGGGGCATTGAAGCCCCGGTTTCTTTTGGCTACGGAAGCGGCGGAAGCTCCGGTTCTGGATACACCGCCGCAGACCAATCTACCGGCAGAGGCTATTGCTACTTTCCTAACGTAGATAGCAAGACCAACATCTCCCAATACGTCCGCACTGAAGTGGCACGCAAAGCCCGATGGCTTGAAGCAAACGTCGGTCTCGCCCGTCATTTCGCCAACACTTTGCCGCGCATGGCAGGACCACTTATTCCGCAACCAGCCACATCGGACACAGAGTGGAACAAGATCGCCCTAGAGTATTTCAACCGCACCCAGGGTAGCCGACTCGTCCACGATCAAGGCGGAATGGAAAATTTCAACACCCGCCAAAAGACCATCCTTAAACGCGGACTGGTCGATGGTGATTGCTTCATCGGACTGACCACTACCACGACTGGAACGGCCCGGACTGTATTTTACGAAGCTCCGCAAGTTGGAAGCGGAACCAAGCAACTCGCTCAGGATGGATGGTTTGATGGAGTCCAGACAGACCGTTACGGGAAGAAGCAAGCCTACTCTATCCTTGAGCCTGGTAACTATAGCCGGGAAGCGCAAGTCATCTCCGCAGGCAAGATTTTGCATTGCGGTCGGTTTGAGTCTCCTCAGTCCCCTCGCGGCCTGACCGGATTTATCCACGCCATCAATAATATGCTGGATCTGCGTGAGATCGATAACGATACGAAGCGAGGCATCAAGGCCGGGAACATCGTCGGCTTCTACGTTACGAACCAGATCCTGAACAACATCGATGCTGCCCCTGCTGCTGGTAAATACAATACCAAGCCAGACTATCGCGCCATCAATACTGCGACCGTAGCGGACCCTAAGCCGATCAAATTTGAGGCACTTACGGAGGGAGGGGGCGCAATGCTGACGCTCAATCAAGGGCAGGATCTCAAGACGGTCAATGATTCCCGTCCGCATCAGAACCAAATGGATTTCAAGTCCTATCTAGTTCACGATATTGCCGCCGGGTTTTCCATGCCGGTGGAATCGATGTGGTCGATCAGCGGAATCTCTGGTCCTGCCGTCCGGTTCATTATGCGGATGGCGGAAAAGACCCTGAAGGAGATGCGGTCTAATCTGATTGAGCAGTTCTGTCAGCCTTATTGGGTTTATGCCATTGCACTTGCACAGAAATCAGGCGCAATCCCATACTGCAAAGATTTGAACTGGTGGAAATGCTCATGGATCGCTCCAAGCGCCCTTACTATTGATGCCGGTCGGGATTCTCTCTCTGGCATGAAGGAACTGCGCGAAGGCGGCACTACTTATCAAGACTGGTATGGTGAGGACGGGGATGACTGGCGCAAGCAGTTTGAGCAAAGAGGTCTTGAATTAGCTTACGGTCAAGAGATTGAGACCCGCCTTGGACTTCGCGCAGGGTCATTCTTTGGCAAGGAAGATAAGATTCCACCACCCGATTCAGACAAATCACAAAGTGTGTCCTAAAGTGTGTCCTTCCCTGAAAACATTCTGTAAAATATGATTCTTTCCTCCGCAATTCACGCAAGGGCACCATGGGCAATCATGCCGGATATGCTTACCCAGTCGCTGGCCGCACTTTCCGCCGCCCGCCCGCCCAAAAAGCCAATGTATCGTAGCGATGACGATGAGTGCGACATGGCAGAGGATTGGACGTTGGCAGAACGGCATAATTCTGCTCGTTTGATGATCCAACGGGTTGGCTCCAGCACTGCTGTCCTTCAAGTCCGGGGAATGATCCTCAAGGACTGCCCATTTATGTATTGGGTTTGCGGATATGCGACTCCCCTTATCCTGCTGGATGCCGCATTGGATATGGTTGCTGAAGGAGGGTTCACTTCGCTTATCTTGGATTTCAATAGCCCCGGCGGATCTGTCCTCGGGCTGCAAGAAACCGCCTCCAGAATCAAGTCGCTTCAGACGCAAGGGGTGCATACGACTGCTTATGCGTCGATCATGTGCGCCAGTGCCGCCTATTATATAGCGTCGGCCTGCCAGGAGATCTTTGCCGCTCCTTCCGCCATTGTTGGGAGTATTGGCACTTACTCGGTTTTTATGGACTGGTCGAAGGCGGCTGAAATGTCCGGGTTAAGCTACAAGGTATTCGTAGCCCGCGATGCCCCGCTTAAAGCTGCCGGAGCAGATGGAACACTGACTCAAGCCCAAGCAGATGAGATGCAGCGGCACGTTGATGAAGCCGATTCCTTATTCCAAGCGCAACTCAAGGGATCAAGAAGGAAGCTCAATTTGGAGGAAGCATCAACGGGTGCTTGGTGGGATGCCAGATCAGCGCCACGCGGAATGGTGGACGACGCTAGTTTGTTTCATAGTTTGGATGATCTTTTGGCCGTTCTTGCTGCTTGACAGTGAGGGAAAGGGCATGGCAACCGCCCAAGAAACACCCATTCCCGCCCCATCCGCTGGCCTTGTTGCCCGGATTGCTGCCCATCTCGGTCTAACCGCACCAGTTGAGGCTGTCCCGGTTGATGCTTCTGTCGAACTGGCGGATCTCCAATCCAAGTTTGATTCCCTCCAAGCCGGGTTTGATGCTGCTACTCTTAATGCATTGGATCTGACCAATAAAGTAACCGCCCTGACCGGCGAATTGGAGGTCGCCAACGCAACCCTTGCCGCCATCGAAGCCTTGGTTCCAAATGCCACTACCTCCGATCCAGCCGCAGCCATTCAAGCCGCAGTCGTCCGTCAGTCGGTCGAAACCGTTGCTGCCAGCGGATTCAAGGTTGATGAAGCACCTGCCGTCGATGCAACCGCCGCCGACGACAAAAGCCTCTCCCGCGCAGATTTTGCTAAACTCACCCCGCAACAACAATCCGATTTCTCAAAGTCGGGCGGAAAGCTGACCGAATAAACCCTCTCACATAAAAAACCATGGCCAATACGCTTACCAACCTGATTCCGATCGCTTATCGCGCTCTGGATGTTGTCTCCCGCGAACTGACCGGATTGATTTCCGCCGTCAACGTGGACGCCGCCGCCGATACCATCGCCCAGGGGCAGACGATTTATTCGCCTGTTGTTCCTAGTGGTAATGCCATCGGTAATATCACCCCAGCCATGACCGTCACGGCTGCGAACGACATCACCTACGGGACCAAATCCCTCGTGGTTGATAACTTCAAGGTCTCCGGTTTCAACTGGACGGGCGAAGAAGAGTTCGGCATTAACTCCGGCGTTCGCATGGAAAACCTGATGCGCGACCAACTCGCTCAAGAGTTCCGCAAGCACATCAACGCCATGGAATTGGCTCTTTGCACTGCTGCTAAAAACGGTGCTTCCCGCGCCATTGGAACCACTGCCGGAACCGCCCCTATCCTCGCTGACATTGCCGGAGCCAAGAAGATCCTTGATGACAACGGTGCGCCAATGTCTGACCGCTCCGTGATCCTTGATACCACTGCCGGTGTTGCTTTCCGTGGTATTGCCAATCTGTTCAAGGTCAACGAAGCCGGTGATTCTGGCCTGCTTCGCAATGGGGTTCTCGGTAGCCTTTATGGGTTTGATGTCCGCGAGTCTGCTGGCGTCCAGCCTGTAACTGCTGGAACCGGCGCAAGCTATACCACCACTAATGCTGGCTTTGCGGTTGGAACTACTTCCATCCCGCTCATCACCGGCACCGGCACCGTCCTTGCTGGCGACATCGTAACCTTCGCTGGAGACGCCAACAAATACGTCGTAACCTCTGGTGTTTCCGCCCCCGGAACCATCACAATCGCCGAACCCGGCTTGAAGGTTGCCATGAGTGCCGCGACCAAGGCAATGACGATCTTCGGAACCAGCACCCGCAACCTCGCCCTGAGCCGGAACGCGATCACCCTCGCCACCCGCCTGCCTAAATTCCAAGCCAACGACATGGCCGCAGACCGCATGGTCATCACTGATCCAAACACCGGCATCAGCTTTGAGCTTTGCATGTGGCCTGGTCAACGCATGGTGAAATACGAAGTTGCTATTGCATATGGCATGACTGTGGTCAAGCCAGAGCATCTCGCAGTAATCATCGGCTAACACTTCGCGGGAGGGGAGTAACCTTTAGTAAAGGGTGTAACTCCCTTCCCCCGCACCAATCGCCGCCCCGGCTCGGAATTACCGGGCCGGGGCTTTCTTGTTACCATGGACCTACTCAAAAGAGCAATCGCAAGTCGGTTTACCGGAGCCTTGGCAATCGCGGCAGGGACGTTTACGGCTTGGTTTCCATCCGGCTCAGTCGAGGTTGCGGTGAATTGTTTAGGCAGCACTGCAACCAAGGATGATGTTCAGATGCCAATGGGAGGGTTCCTGCATCGACCGCAGGAAGAAGTCACAATCCAAGTTAAGCTGACCGATATGCCGGGTGGGATTGCCCCAGCCGTGTCCAGCCGGTTCTTCGCCGGAACCAGCACGACCAGAAACGCCGCAATCTCCTATCAGGTCGAATCCGTCAAGAACATGAGTCATCTTGCCAACTGGATTGAGATCAAAGGAAGCCGTTCGTAAAGTGTGTCCTAAAGTGTGTCCTGCCTGATAAAACAAAATGGAAAATCTCATGGTGGTCAATGAAATGTTCTCTGAGACCGTTGCTCGTTACGTGTCGCGGGAAATGGACCTTGGGAAAGATCCTCGCCGGACGATGACAAGGCTAATGGGCAACTGGGTGCTTAATGCACTGGTTGCGACTCCAAGAGCAGATAAAAAAGCAATCCGCACCCATTGGACCAGCACCTACACCAAACTCGGAACTCGACCACCCCGCACTCGCAAAAAAAGATCTAAGAAAGCGCACGAGATGGCAGAAACGCAAGCCTTAGTTTATATTCGTACAATCGATTACGAAGGGGCTAAAAGCTTGGCTTTTGATGAATTGCTTTTGCTGGCTAGAAAGTTTGTTTCTCGCCGCGTTTTCTCAGGCGGAATCCACCGTGCGGGATATATTCCAGCCCTTCGCGTCCTTCGCAAGCCAGCCGGAGAGCGTCCGCCTCGATATAAAAACGAGCCAGGGACAGAGCCGCAGTGGACAATGACGCCAGATCAACTCTCGGTCGAGGTAACCAACTTTGCCAAAATCATTCAGGAAATTGCTCCAGAAGCCTTTGATATAGGAGCAACTAAGCTGCAAGGGTATCTCGCCTCATACCTCACCAACGACATTATCAACGGTATGCAAAAAGCTGGACTGAACGCCAAATAGTATGACCTCTCCCGTCGATCAGTTACTCTCAGCAATGGAAACCTTGCTGCTTAATGGGAGCGCAACCTACAATCTCCCGGCTACATTCCCGGCAAATAGCGCCATCCAAGTATTTCGCAGTGATGCCCCTGTTTCCGCGCCATTGCCGCTTCTGGCGCTCTGCCAAGACGGTCCCTGCAAAGAGAGGCACCTGCAAGGCTCCGGCTTGTGGGAGATACCTGTTTCGGCCCGATTGGTGCTGGATCGTAACGGAACGCTTGGGAATACAGCGGACCAGATCGAAGCATCCATCCGGTCATATTCCGACGACATGGAAGCAATCCTGACCATGCCGCTCAGGATCAACGTAAACAATGAAGCCGCCGGATTCTCAACGCCCGAACAACGCCTGACCACCGCATCCCTCCACGTATGGGAGATCTTTGACGTATCGGTTGAGGCTGATACTGAACTGGAAGGCGACCCTGTTTGCGAAGTAAAATTCACCGCCTTCTGCTGCCATGAAGGGAAAGTAATCTGATATGCCTGCAATTGCTCCATTCCTAGTCCATGCTTCCGGTGACGGCGTTCGTATGTCCGATGTCGGATTAAAAGGAGATGAGGATTTCCTGCTTGTTCATAGCGTTGAGGATACCGCAGAATACGGCAACGAAATCACCCGGTTCGGCATCAACGGGGAGAAGGTTTATCACTGCCTGCAAGATCCGAAACTGACGTTCTCTTTTGATGCGGACTGCTTGGCTTTCGAGGGGCTGGCCAACTGCCACCCAGGGCGAACCGTAACTGCCGCAGACATCAACAATTTGATCCCGAATGCATTCGGCTGGGCTGGGACCAATCGGATTTACGTTTACCGTCGCCCTCGTCGTCGTAGGTCTGCTGCCGCGCTGGCTACGATCCAGTTTGAGATTGAGGTAATGAATGCTACCTTTGAGCATAATTATGACAATGGATTAAATCCGTTGCCATATCTTGATCCGGGGCCAATCCTGATCAATTCAACTGAAGGATTCCAGCCTGTAACCAGCCTATTTAGTGCAACCATTTTTTGGCGCAGGCGCGGAACAATTGATCTCACGGGTTATTACGATCCGGCTAATTTGATGGGACTGGAAACTAGGGAATACTGCCAATCTTGGCCGGTCGCCAATACCAAGCCCGCTAATTATGCCGCGTTCCTCGCATCAGTGGATACACAAGGAAACGAAACGGGAAGCACCATTGTAGAAGTGTTTGATGTAACAACCGGAACTCACATGCTGGAGGATACAGCAGAGGGGAATCAGCTTCCGACTATTCTTGGCAACGCTCAGAACCCAATTGATACGCAAGTATTTCCAAACCCGGCTTGTCGTTGGCTTGCGGTATGGCTGCCAGCAGGTGGGTCTGAGCACATTAAAGGAGAATACTTTGGATCAGAGGCCGATCTTACCGGCTTCCTTGCTGTATATAATGGAGGGGCGGTTATTAGTGCGGAGAAAACGCTTGTCGCCCTTTACGACATGAAGAAATCAATGTGGGCTTACGGACCTTGACATCTTCACCATGGGAACATGGCCATCTCTCCTTATTACGTTCACGCGCCAAGCACCGTCGATGCCCAGATCGGTCTTTCCGCTGACCTGACCGGGATGCTGATTGATTCTTGTTCTGCTTCCGCTGAACGTGATGAAGTTGAGCATCAAAACTACGCCGCAGTCCCTACGGTTCACATTGCCCGGAGTCCAAAATACACCATGACCTTTGGCGCAAAAGTAATGGTTCGGGAAAGCGGCATCACAAACTCCCATCCAGGCACCGCGCTTTCTCGCGCTACTATTGCTCAATTCCGGGCTGGAACTAATCACGGATTTGAAACCAATCAAGGTTGGTGGATGATTGGTAATGTCACTCACACTCAGCCGCGTGGGGATTTGGATGAAATCAACTTCCCGGTTCGCATTGTTGGATTCCCAACCAATTCCACAGGGACCGTGGTGGTTGCGAATCCTACTTAATTTGTCTCAGTTGGTTTGGTGTTCATAGTCGGGGGCAGGTCATACGTGACCTGCCCCTAGTCGTTTCTTGACGCATCCGCATTTAGATGATCGCTGAGACTTGGATTCCAATCGATAACGACCCGCTTTTACCTGCCGCCCTTGCATCGCTTGGATTTGCAGTAAAGCCAAACGTCCACCTTCACCCCGATGCGCCAACGATGGCCGCACATAAAGTGGTGACTTGGATGATCGCTCCTGCGTCTCAGGATGGCCTGCACGACGGCAAACAGCTTGTTCCGGCATGGACGGGCGGGCATCTGATTAAAGCCTCGCCAGCGCATCCCCTGATTGCAGGAATGCTTGCTCTCAAGACCCGGCAAGTCCTTTCGGATTGGAAAAAGGGAATCCACGGGATGCCGCATATCGTCATCGTCACCGGCACCAAATTTGCCCGCGCCATGCCTCCATCCGGTCGGTCTCAAAACGCCGACATCTCACATCACCTGATCGGAGCGGTTGAGCAGATGACCCTAGACCATGCCGCCGCCGCAATTACCTGCGGACACGGGATTACCGCCATTGCCAACCAAGGATGCTTCATCACTTCTCGCGGGGCATTTTCCATGATTGTTCCTGCTGCAACCCTTGCCGCCGCAGCCGCATCCGTTGAGCGCAACCCATCCGTATCCGCCACTGCCAAAATCGGAGACTACGGACCCGGAGACCACCCGTTCCTATATGGTCTTGCCGCAATCCAGCAAGCCAGAGCACTTGGTATCGTAGCCGCCCAGAAAGATCCAACCATGCACCTGAATAGTCGCAGCGGAGGCAAGGTAGCGCTTGTCTCGCAGTCTATCATGGAAGGCAACACCACCTTCAAAGAACACGTTCACAAACATCTAAGACAATGACCGAACTACCAACACTCCCTACTCTCGACTTCTCCAACGAGGAAGCATTACAAGTTTCCGCAGATACCCGTGCGGCTGTGGCATTGCAGGCCGCAGATAGCCCGATGTACTTCAAGGGTATGGCATTGAAGCTGACGATCAGTATCAAGAGCTTGTTCTTTATGCTGCAACGGCTCGACGGTATCGCCGACAACGCAGGAGACCGGCACGAGCGGGATGCAGTGATCCTGCTGTATCTTGCCAGCCAACCCGCTTCTAGTTGGTCTGAGCCGCAGAAAGTCGGAAAACATCTGCTGCAACCATTGCGTTCCCGCCCGTCCGACTGGCTTGCGGCTATTGACGAATGGGCAGATAAGACTTTGTCCTGCTCGGATATATTTGAGGCCTGCATGGTCGTCGATCAACTCTGGGATCTGCATCATGCGACTCGTCCAGCCATCGATAACCCGGAGTCAGAAACGGCAGTGGGAAACGGAATGCCGATCCCGCTTGGGAAATAAGGATGGTATCTGCAATCCTTCCGATTAGCGGAGGAACAGAGAAGGAAATCCGCGAGGAGATGCCCCTTGCTCGGGCCTATGCTCATTTCCATCTGTCCCTGACGAAACTGGGTCATGATGTGCAATGGCCAGCCGTGATCTCTGCCCGCCGAAGCCTGTCCGCAACATGGATGCAGGACATGATCAAGACCGCAACGGAAGCGCCAATGACCGGCGTCTGTCACCTTGACTGACCCGCCTTAAAACCGATGGCAACCCGCAAGTCCAGTATTACCGCCCAACTCACACTGGCGGGGCAAGCTCAGTTCAAATCTGGCCTGAGCCAGATCGGAATGGAGGCGAACAAGCTCGGCAAAACGCTGCGGGAAATGAAGCCCATCACGTTTGATGGCGGGGCGAATCAGGCAAAGAAGGCATGGGCGCTGACTGAAGAGCATCAGAGGGCGCATCACCGGGTCATGGAGCGGCAAGCCAAGGTCAATCAGGCCCGGATGGATGCACTTGGGCCAATGGGCGGAGTTAAAGGCGGTCGCGCAAAAGGAGGCGGGGGCGGTAGTTCTTATGGGCTTGGGGTTGGATACAATGCCATTCAGGATTTGGTTCAGGGCGGACCTGCCGCTATTGCAAACAACATCCCGCAGATTGTTGATATGGTCTCCAAGTCGCCAAAGCTGCAAAAAGGGCTTGCTGGCGCAGCGGCATTTACGGCTATTGCTTGGGGCGTGAAGAGCGTAATGGACGCTTACGAGACCCACGGAAGCGTTACCGCTGAAAGCAGGCGCATGGATGAAGGGCGAGCAAAGGTCAGGTATCAATTCCAAGCAGTAGAGCAATCCAATAGAGTCGCGGAAGGTCAAATTACAGGGGTTTCGCAGGCTAAAAGAATCGCCGAAATAGATGCCCATTCCCGCAAAGTCCGCAACGCAGACGACCAAGAGCATCAAGCCTCCCTTCGTAAAATGGGAATGCTGGAGACTCTTAGGCTTGAGAAGATCTCGACCGGGACCGATGAGGTTAAAGTCATCAAAGAGACAGCGGCAAGCCAAATTGCTTTTATAGACAATCAGACCAAGATTGAGGAGAGTTACTCCAATACGGCAATGCGCTTGGCGGAAGAGCGCAAGACGCAAGCTATCCAGTTGGCAAAAGAAGCAGAAGCCGAACTATTTGCCATTCAGCAAGGTAATCGCAGAGCAGGAACATCAGCATCCGATGAAGAGCTTGTTCGTCAGGCTGAATTGGAGAAGACTGCGCCAGCAATGCAGGCGAGGGCAGATGCCGCAAAGCAGGAATATGACGCGGCGGTTGCTCGCGTGACTGCGGCAAAGGAGGAACGAGAAACGGCCAAAATCAGCAAGGATTTAATCAAGCTCAAAGAGGAAGCAGACCTCAAGAGTGCAAGAGCAGCAGAAACCGCCGCAAACAACCAACGCGAACTCACTCGTTACCAAACCCGCGTAAATTCCATCCAAGAAGAAGGGCGCAGGCAATACGACCGTGAGCAGGAAGAAAAGACCCGCACTGAAACCACAAAGGATTTAACTGAGCGGGAGAAGATGTCCAAGATGTCTCCTCGCGCCCTGTCCAAGTATCAGAAAGGAAAGCGAATCAAGGCAAGCGAGGAGGAATTTATTAAGCAAGGGTTTTCGCCTGTTGAAGCGGAAAAGATGGCAAACCGGGAAAATCAACTTTCTAAGGACACTGATCCGTCTCGACCAAAGCGCATTCGTGGCGCAGGATACGCTGGCGGAAAAGGAGAGGCAATGGGCGGACTGGGTAGCGCAACCTACGGGGGATTGGAGGGGCTTGAATCGTTGCAGCCACCATCAGGCAGGGAACGCAAGACAATTTCCGGCGCAGGCAATAAAGACAAAGAGAAGAAATCCGGGGTTAATGACAAGCCGGATAATCTTTATCAGGTCATGGTCAAGGGCTTTGCTGATGTGGTAAAGTCTATCCGCGATACCGGGCCAAACGCAGCGGAAAGAGCAAAACCAACCAGCAGCATAAAAGGATAAACCACAATGGCTGGCGCTAATAATACCATAATACTGAAAAAACCAAATAGCCAACAGCTAATGTCTCCGGGCATTGTGTCTGTATTAGATCCTTCTGGATTCGACACAGTTACGGCTCGATATATTGAGCAAATTACAGCAGAGGCGGTGACGAAGAAATACGCCCCCGCATCAACGGCACCCGGATTGGCTTGCCCTGTAACCGGAGGAACAATGATTTTAATGGGCGCAAGTGATACCGCCGATCTTCCGGGAGGCTGCTGTGAATACACAATTACTTGGCGCGGATTACTGACTACGATAACGGGAAGAAATACTCAGGTCACGAAAACTCGTAGCGTAAGAGAAAGGCTTTTCGATGCTATTACAGGAATTCCAAATGTGAGCGGGCCGGTCAGAGCCAGACTTCTTGAATTACAAAGCGGAATGACTGTTCGCCAAATCGTTACAGTAGAACCAAACCCGCCAAACACCAGTGACCAAAATCAAACCGCTCCCGTTACAGGTGTAACTAACCCGGCAAAGGGATACACCGTAGTTAATACAGTAGTAACCCATTGCTACCCGCACGGATGGATCTGCTACTCTTGGCAATCAGAGCAACCCATTCCCGGCATCTGGTTTGTGACCGCCGAATACAAGTTTGAACATCCAACCTCTTCAGGCTAAACCATGACATCTAAATTCTCATCCACTGCGGCAATTACCATTGCGCCAACCGCCGATCCGTCCAGTTCCGCCACATTCGGTCTGGCCGGAAACCTGTCCGTCGAGACAAGCGCAGAAGGAGACGAGGCATTCTTCGTGCGGACGTTTTATCCTGAGTTTACCAACTTTAGTTCCGGCGGGTCTGGCACAGACGACTCTTTTACGTTTGGAGACTTCCCGGCATTTTCCGATAATGCGCCTGGAGGAACTGCCGAAAAAGACTGGAATGGGGAGCCTTTGTCGATGGATGCGCTCAAGGCAATCATGATCAAGGTTGAGCCGATTCAAGCATTTCAAGGGACTGCCGCAACTGGAACGCTGACTTTTGCTGGAACCCGTCCCGATAATACAAACACCGTAGTAATCGGAACCAGAACTTACACCTTTAAGACAACTCTTGCTGCGGCAGATGATGTGCTGATTGGAGCAAACTCTACTGAAAGCCGATTAAACTTGCTTAGGGCTGTAAGTCGAACCGGAACAGAAGGAACCCACTGGGGGACAGGAACTGCGCTTAATACTAGCGTCCTTATCCCGGTCATCTCAGGAGCCCATGATCTTGTATTTACCGCAGCAAGAACCGGAGCCGCAGGCAATTTAATCGCCACCACCGAAACCTCGCCACATCTAAGCTGGGGAGCAACAACGCTGACCGGCGGGGAAGACGTAACCCAGCCAGCGGTAGAGCGGCCCTTGGGCGGATCGGTCAAAATCACGCTTGGAGGATTCCTGCTTCCCGGCGCTTCATCGACCATGATCTACGAGGTAAGCACTCCATCACTCCTGAGCTTTGCCGTTCCCGCCGGATGGGCGCCTGGAGCATCTGGCTCCATCACAGTCACCTTCAACTCGACCGGCCCCGCCCCACTTACCGACAAAGACGTAAACGCAGTTGTCACCGTAGCCCTTATTGGCTCATCCACATAATCCCATGGAAACACAAACCACACTTGAGGCCAATCTGAGCCTGTCCGTAAATTACAACGGAGTCAGTCCCATCGGAGGCGGGCGGATGTCATTCTCGCCGAACCACTTAAAGCGCGTTACGTCAGAAGGCGGCAACACGTTCGTAAAGCGAATCTTGTTTTCTGATCTGATCACGGACGGTTCCCAGAAAAAGTTTAAGATGCTTTTTCAGTCGGCTGGAGTAACCGACCATTCCGGCGTAACTTTGACGAATCCAGCAGGGGAAAACATTATATTTGTAGACACCGGGACTTTCTTTTACCTAAAGCCAAATGTAAGTGTAAATGTCGTTTCGGACTTTTTTGGGTTTTATGTAGATGCCAATGGAGCGCTTATGCTTGATTACAATTTTGTAATGAATGAACCAGCTCCGGGCGGGGCATTCCTTACGCTGACTTGGAATACTTCCGCAATAACTGCCATCGGAAACGCCAACTTCTACTGCGACTTAATTCTTGCCTTCTACTGATATGTTCGTAAACAAAATCACCGCATCAGTTTCAGTTGGATCATCACTCAACAGCACGGACGCAGGGGTGCAGGGAGCTATTGATACCTTGATTGATCAAGACCTGACCTACTTGCCTTTGGATGAGTTTTACTCGTTTGTTGTAACCGGCGAGGCTCTAGTTTCCACAACTCTTGCCGCATTCCCCAACGTGACCCGTAATGGCGTTGCGCTTAAAGGAGACGATAAAAACAACCTCCTGCTCAACTCCATCCACGGCTACATCCTCAAGGTAATCCCAACACCGGGACTGACCGCAACCGGCCATGTCCGTATCAACATTACTGAGATGGGAACCTTGGCGGATGGCGGGGCAAGCAATCACTTTCTGACTTCCGGGGATTCCCTTGTAGTTATGACCAATAAAGGATGGCCTGCCCGAAACAATACTTCCATTGTCATTACTGAAGTGGACACGCTTACAAACTGCAAAGTGGCGTTTGCCATCTTTGGGGCATCAACCGCAACCGCAACCGGATACGGAAGCGGCATCAGTGACGGCTAATAAATAACTACCATGCCAGCCAAACCAAAACCAACCGCATCCACGACGGCAATCATCGACCGTCCAGATCCATGCCCGCCGGAGTTCGTTCAATCCGCAATCAATGCGCTTCCCACTGAGATCACCAAAGTCATTGTAGTGGATTACGGCGTAAAGCATCCCGCCCCGGAACTGATCACGCAAATCGAGGAGATGCTGGAGACGCATACCATCTGCCAGCCATTCAGCCGGATTACCTATCTCGACAAAGATCAGAACGAACTGGGCTGTATGTCATCCGCCGCACAAGGTCACGTTCTGGGTGATCACAGACGCCGCAACCCGCAGCATTACTGCCAGCAAGGTATCGTTGCTCTAGTGCGCAATCCCGGCGAGATCACGGCATGGGGCATGATTCCCGGCCATATCACAAGCCCAGTCCCCACTCCTTACGTCCCGCAAGTTATTGAGCCAGTCGCATATGTCCCGCCTGAGCCGGTCTATGCTTATCAGGAGCCGTCTGACGTCTATACCGATCCGATCCGAATCCTGCCGGAGGATCTCGCTAAACTTGACACTCAGCAAAAATTATGAAGCCCGTCCTTCTTCTCTGCCTCGCGCTCCCGGCTTGCACTGTGCGCCCGGTCATGAAATCAGGGGACTCTTACGTCAGCTTGGGCGGCTCAGTCTTTAGTAAGTCAACCAGTGAGACCGCGAGTTATTCTGGTCCGCTTGGCAATCTCAGCTATGCCGATGCCGGTAAAGACGAGACGGTCATACCGGCTAAAGTAGCTAATTACTACGGAATCAAAGCAGTGACAGAAGCCGCAACGTCCATGTTTAGAACCTCGGAGAGCACTACTCGCATTCTCGCCAAGGAAGAAACCAGTCGGGCCGCAACCTCATCCGCCGCAGAAGTCGAGTCTTTTAAGATTCTTAACCCAGTCGAAGAAGTCGCCCCAGTCATCACCAATCCTTGACATATGAGTTATACAATGTCTGGCGACCAACTGGAAGAACTGGAGAAGCGATTGGATTCGCTGAATGGCTTGGCCGGTCTGATGAAGATCGTTGTCGGCGGGGCGGTTGGCGTTGGGATCTGGGTGGGGGCGATTCAGTTTCAGGTGAATGCCTCAACAAAGATGAATGACGATAATCAGGAACGGCTTAGGACATTGGAGATCCGGGGAGCAACGGTCGATCAAAGGCTTGAAAATATTTACGAACTGGTCCGCAAAATTGACACCAAGCTAAATCCATGAATGAAATCACCAAAACCAAATCCATCTTTAAGTCCAAATCCGTCTTTGCCGGGTTCTTGGTTGCCTTGGCCGGTGCGCTTGGATCATTCGCCCCAAACCTCGCTCCTTGGTTGGCTGCTCATGCCGATGTCGTCCTTATGGGTGCGGGGATTCTTCAGGTTGGTCTACGAATGGTCACTAAGGGTAGCGTTACTCTTTTCGGTGACTCTGAGTAGTTGTGCTCACGATTACAAGGAGGCTAGACAAACACTCAAGGCTATTCCGATTGCTTTACCTGCCGCTCCAATCAACCCAGAGCCGTTGCAATACGTTCCATTGATCCCCCGAACCAAGCACGAACTAGAAAGGCAAGCCGATGACGACCAGCAAGCCCTCGAGACCCTTCAAGCCCTTAGATTCTGACGAGGAACGCAGCATCCCAGTTGGATGCTTCCTGTCCTTTGCTTGCGGAATTGCCGCTGTCATCTGCATCCTTGCTCGAATCATTTACTATTACATCCCATGAAAGTTTACCTGCTTAAATACCTCGCCACTTGGCTTGCCGACAACAACAAAGACATCATTAACCTGATTGTCTCTGCCATTAAATCCGCCGACAACCGCTTTGAAAAAGGACCGGAGAAGCTGCAATTCGTTCGGACTGCTGCCGTTTCGTATCTGACCGGGAAAGCCGGATGGGTTGTCGATACCGTTATCCACCTCCTCTTGGCTTGGGTCCGTAAAGCATGAGCACATTGCCCATCCGACAGAAACTGATCGACATTGCCCGCCGGGAGGTAGGGGTGAAGGAGGTTGGACGCAATACTGGCAAACGGGTCCGGGAGTATCAGGCCGCGACCAATCTGGAAGGCACTGGCTGGCCTTGGTGTGCTGCGTTTGTCTGCTGGTGCGTCCGTGAGTGGGGCAAGGATAAGGAGGTTCTAGCCGCGCTTAAAATGACTCCGGCTCAGTTTGAGAAATGGCGACCCAAGACCGCTGCTGCTTTTGGGCTGGAGGACTGGGCAAGAAAGAACAAACTGGAAATCCTTGATGCCGACGACAAGCCGAATCTTCGCACTGGCGATATATTAACATTTGACACAAGTCACACGGGATTTGTTGCCGACGACGCAAAGGGAGTCATTAAGACCATTGAAGGCAATACAGGCGCATCCGGCGGCAGGGACGGAGATGGCGTCTGGGACAAGAGCCGCAACTTTAAGGAATCCCGGAAATT